AGTTCTCCTGATTATCTTCATACATTTGAATCAGCTTGTGGATTACCGACTGCTGACCTTGTTGATACCGAAGCTCCTCTAAGGTGATGTGAGCTTCTGGTAAGCGATTCGGGAACATCTCTTGCAAAACTTCAATAAGTCCTTGAGAAAGAGAGTATTTACGATTTAATAAATCCATAGATGGTTAAACGCCCCTACTGACAATAGTGTAACTTTAGCGAAAACTTTAAGAAAAAGAGGGTGTTACCACCCCCAATCTCCTTCCATCCCACTGGCGTTATAATCGGTGACAGTACCTTCAAAGAAGTTTTTGAAGCTATCCCCGTTCAAAACCCAATCGAGCCAAGGTAACGGGTTATCCTGCACCTTAGTCCAGTTGGGTTTAAGTCCAAGTTGCGTAAGTCTGCGGTTAGCGATGTATCGGATATATTGCTTAACCTCTTCAGGCGTGAGGCCCTCCACATTGCCCATCTTAAACGATAGGTCAATAACCTTATCCTCAAGTGCAACAGCGTTGCGGAACATCTGATAGATAGTTGCTTTAAAGTCATCTGTGACAATCCTTGGGTGTTCATCGCAGAAAGCTCTAAACAACTTGACCATTCCCTCGCAGTGCATCGTCTCATCACGAATCGACCACTCTACGATCTCGCACATACCCTTCATCTTTCCGAAGCGTTGGTAGTTGAGGAGCATGACGAATGCTGAGAACAGGGACATACCTTCATTCATGACAGAGCGGGCGATAGCTAACGCAGTCCCGCTATGACTGTGAACATCAATTTCACCCATGAAATCCAGTTTATCTTTCATCTCTTTTACGTAGGCAAACGATGCAAACTCTTCTTCTGGTAAGCCAAGGGTGTCATTAAGCAGTGCATACGCCCGTTGATGTACGAACTCTCGATTAACGAAGGAGGACAGCATCGCCCTGATTTCGTTGTTCTTGAACTTAGGAATGTAGTATTCAAGGTAGTTGGTTCCTACTTGAACATCTGACTGTGTGAATAAACGAAGAATCTGTGTGATGTGATTCCTCTCTTCGGAGTCGAGCTTTCCGCCTTTCCATTGAGCTACGTCTTCTTGTAGCTTGGCTTCCCACTCACCCCAGTGAATCTTCTCGTGATCGATAGCAAACTGAACTGCCCATGGATACGCGAAAGGTTTGTACGCTTTATTTGGCTCTAAAAGACTCATTTTTCAGTGACTCCACTATCCAATCGGCATTTTCGAGAGCGGATCGAATCGGTGATCCCTTTCCTATTAGTACGGCGGCGACGATTGCCTTAGTTTTGTAATCGTCATTTGGAGTCTCTGTTGGTTGAACCGGTGTTGTTTTTCTTGCGGTCATCCTTTATGAATATCCTTCTTAATTGATTCATGTCTTTTAAGTTTTAGGGACAGGGACAAATAGCGAGTGTGGTGTTTTCTCGCCTTGTTCCAACTACGGTTGACTTGAGCTTTCAAGAGTTTGAGATAAACCTTGAGTAGCTTTTCTTTGAGCTTACCCATGGCAACTCAGACACTCTTCCGCATCCTGAAGAGCAACACGTTCCACACTGAGACCCACCTTGTCTGCCTCATATCCTGCGGAAGTACGAAGGTAGTAAACACCTTTGAGTCCCTTCTTGAAGGCTCTAATGTGTACAGCGTTGACGTAACTCGACGGCGACCCCGACGGGAAGAAGAGGTTGACCGACTGACCTTGACAGATACTTGGTTGCCGATCTGCCGCATGGTCAATGACCCAACCTTGGTCAATCTCAAACGCGGTCTTGAAGACCTCTTTATCATCGGCACTGAGGAAGTCCAAAGACTGCACTGAGCCTTCATTGTTAATAATGCTTTTCCAGACTTCGTCTGTGTTCTTATCGAGTTCCTCAAGACGAGCCTCCAAGTATTTATTCTTAACTAGGTGCGCTCCGGCACGAGTCCGGTGAGTGAAAGCATTAGACTTCAGAGGTTCAATAGAAGCGGTGCAACCACAAATGATAGAACTGTTAGCATTAGGAGCAATAGCGAGAAGATGAGCGTTGCGTCGTCCACTTCCCTTGAGGTCATCCGGTTCGCCCTTCTCCACTGCGAGCTGACGGGTTTCCTTTTCAGCTTGCGCCCTAATTTTTGTAAAAATGCTTTCATTACGCCACTTCGCTACTAACGACTCCCATGGAATGTTTTGTTGTTGTAAGTAGCCATGGAATCCCATAGCTCCCAACCCGATAGACCGTTCCATGGTTGCTGAGTAGATTGCTTTTCCTAACTCTTTCGGAGCGTTTTCAATAAAGAATTGCAGGACGTTGTCCAGTAGTCGGACCAAGTCTCTAACCATGGTTGTGTTTTCCCACTCGTCGTACTTTTCGAGGTTGACTGAGCTGAGGCAACAGACGGCGGTTCGCTCTTCATTAGTAACGAGGTGTATCTCGTTGCATAAGTTAGAGCCATTAATATTGAGTCCAAGTTTTTTCTGACTTGGGTTAAGGCTTCGGTTGGCTGTGTCGATAAAGTTAAGGTAAGGACTGCCAGTTCTGAAGCGAGCTTTGAGTATTCCTTCCCACAGGCTTCGAGCCTTGACTGTATCTCTAACAGCTCCGTCATAGGGATCTCTGAGTTTCCACTCATCATCTTTCTCCACAGCAGTCATAAAATCATCCGTGAGGTTGACTGCATTAAATAGGTTGAAACATTTACGATTTGAGTCGCCGCCTGTCGGTATCTTGATACCAATAAATTCCACGATGTCTGGGTGACTGACATCCATGTAAGCGGCATAGGAACCCTTGCGGGTCTTCCCTTGTTTGTAAGCTGTCATCTGACTATCAACAACTTTCATGAAAGGGATTGGGCTAGGTGCCTTATCTGATACAGCGCGAACGTCAGACCAGTGACCTCCTACTCCACCTCCTTTCACAGACAGCCAAGCAACCTCAGCGTTGTGTTCAATCAAAGACTCAAGTGTGTCTCCGATGTAGGTTAGGAAGCATGAGATAGGTAAGCCCCGAGGGGCCTCGTCTGGTAGCGGTGCGTTTGATAAGACAGGACTAGCAAACATAAACCAACGCTTCGATGCGTAGTCGTAAATACGTTGTGCGAAGTTTACGTCTCCGTAAGCGTAGGCAACACTAGCTCTAGCTAGTGCTTCTTGTGGATCTTCGTTAGGACGACAGTAGTAATCTTTTAAGAGCTTTAATGCTTGCTCAGAGAAGTCGTCATTACGAGATTTATTTATTTTAATTCCGAGATGTTCTGTTATCACAGATCATATTCCCCATTGATTTGATTGATACGCATCTGGGCGTAGCGGATCACTTTCTTGAGATCTACTACTTCGCTTTCAAATTCGTCCATGCCTTCGTAGAGCTTTGCTCCGGCACGGGATGCGTACTTGATGATGTTGCCACGCCAGAACTCCATACCGTTTCGGATGATGAAGTTCTTCGGCTCAATGGCATACCTTGCGTAGTGGGAGGGTTGTTCGACGAGGGTATCAACAGACTGATCGTCCCTGAGGTGAGGACCGGACAGGTCATCCAAGTTAAAATTATCATCACTCATAGCCTCGTGTACCTCTATTAATCTGAGCCATTCGGCGGTGTCCATAAGACCACCTCCCCATTTTTGTAATCACTCGCTCTCAGAATCCGTGCGAGACGAGCGTTTTGTAGTGCAACCTTTTCACTGAGTCCTGCTTTAACGAAAGCGGCGACGACAGCGTCCCAAGTGCAACTTTGTTCCAGAATTTTTTCTGCTGTTTTTGGTCCGACTTTGGGACACCCTTGGTAGTTGTCGGTTAAGTCTCCGACGAGGGTTTGGTATAAGAACCAGTAGTCAGCCTGTTCCTCAGTAATCACCTGAAGTTGGTTATCAATTAGGTGAACACCGAAGACGGTTTTTAGGTCTTTATCTGTAGACCAAATGACAGTCTCAGGATCAGAGGTCAGCTCAATACCTAGTACATCATCTGCCTCTAGCATTGGATAAATTAAGCCGCCATACGTAGCCGCTAAGTAATCCTTTGCAAACTCAAGGAGCATTGGCTTTCTAATCGATTTACGATTTGCCTTGTACTCTGAGCAAACTGTTTTCCTGAAATTCTCTTTGTCGCTTAGAGCTACTTGAACGGTATCGAACTCGAAGTCGCCTACGATAGAGGCAATTTGTTGTTCTACCTTGGCTTCTACATCCTGCTCGTATGCGTGGAGTGTCCAAAGACCGTTCCCCCAATCGATAGGTGTTTCTGCTGAGACGGCGGCGATATAGGCGACGATGTCACCATCAAGAAGAAGTCTCATACCATCCCGTCCCCATCATCTTCCTCCTCAGCCATAGCTTTCATGTAGTCCTCAAAATCTTTCTGAGTGACTACACGGATGCCGTGCTTTACTTGGATGTATTCAAGGTAGGCTTCCATGATGAACTTCGCTGATAAGGAAATACTCACCATTAAGAAAGCACCGCCGATTATGTGTAATAAGAGATCACTCACTAGATACGTTTCCGTAAAGGTTATTAATAGTTGTTTGGATTAGAGAGGGTTGAATCTTGAACCACTCTCCACGACGTTCAGTAGCTACATCTTCGAGAGCCTTGTGTACTTCTCTCTCAGCCTTAGCTCGGTCCTCACAGAAAACAGAGAACTCTACTTGGTAGTCACGAAACGGGGAGCCTGTCTGGTAGCTTCGGCATCTGTCATCAGCATCAATTGCCATACCTACTTTGATCCACTCAGGCCATGAAGGGTTAGTGAGTGCGTACACATAGCCCTGCCGGACTTGGTTGTACTGCTTGAGGACACTGGTACCTAACTCTCTAGCTTTCCGCTTGAGATAATTCTCTCGGCGGCGGACGGCGTAGCAGTCCATGCACTTGTAATGCTTCTTCCCTTTAAAGCTTTCCCACCAGTTCTGCTCGACAACTAATTCATCCGAGCATTCGATGCAGTGCTTAGTGGGTGTCCTTCCAGTTGCTTCCATATTTGTACTCGGCATCCAGAGGACATTTGAACGAGTAGTAGTCTTCGACTTCTTTGATTGATTGGAGGATGATTGATCCAACTTCATCTTCGATTCCTTTTCTAACTTGTACCTGTACCTCATCGTGAACAAACGCCACGATAGCTACGTCTTCTTCGGCGTAACCTGCTTTACGAAAGTTGTCTTCCATACAGACATACCAACGCTTGCAGATAATTGCTCCGGCAGATTGGAGGAGTGTGTTTAGGGCGGCGTGGGCGTGGCGGACAGGGATCATTCGCTTATCTAATCCACGAATGTAGCCCTCTCCTGCCTTTGCACTTACAGCATCCTTGAGCTTTTTAAGTGCAGGTAATTTGCTCAAGAATTTCTGCTTGATCGTCTTCCCTGCCTTCGCTCCCTTACCAATGATGGAACCAACCTTTTCATCCCCTGCCCCATATAAGAAGCCGTAGATAAATGTCTTTGCGTTCGCTCGTGTTGGAAGACCTGCCGCTTCTTGGTTAGTCGTATGAATGTCACCACTCACAACTTCTTTCGCGTAAGCACCACTGTCGTAAGGAGCCATGTAATGACCAAGGCAACGAAGCTCCAGACCTGAGGCATCAGCCCCAAGAAGGGAATAGCCGTTAGGCACAGTAAACAACTCACGACACTCACTCCCATAAGGTGCTGAGACGGAGGGAATTTGAGCGCAATTCGGTTGCGAATGGGTGCAACGAGATGTGACGCAACCCATGTGATTAACACGCCCATGTAATCTCCCTTGTTTTTCCAGTTTCAACCAACCTTGTTTACCTGTGGCTAACTGGCCTATCCGCTTATTCAGCATTAGGTACTCAGCTAATAACTCTGCTTCAGGTAGCTCAATTCCATTGAGGATGGTTTCGTCTACTTTAGGTATGCCCGAGTCGGTAAACTCTTTCGGCTTCCATCCGAGTCCCTGTAGACGCTCTCCAATTTGTTGGCGTGAAGCAGGGTTGAACGGTATCTCCTTGGATTTAGTCTTGAGCTGAAGGGTTGTTGGAGGGAACGTATGTTGAAGTGAAACCTCGATGTCGTCCTTCCTCTGCGATAACTCCGCAAAGAGCTTCTGAGCCGTATCAACATCGAACACGAATCCACGTTGTTCTTGCTTAAACATCTCGGTAGCGATTCGATGCTCAAGAGCAAGCGCATCCTTTGAGATCGGTTTTGACAAAATCCCGTTGAGCAATACTTTCGTAACTTGCGTGTCCTGAATACAGTAGTCCAACATCTCTGGACTGAATGCTTCCCAAGCCCCATCGTTAGCTTCGCTATATTCACCTTTGAGTTCTCCCAAGCGATAGCCCCAAGCTTTGAGGGAGTGAGACCCCCAGAATTTTTGAGGGACACCCCTGTTTTGTGCGTCGATTTGCATCAAGTGCGGCCAGATAGTTCGAGAGCAAACTAAGGTGTCGAGAACGTCACCCTTGTATTCCCATGACCAGAGCTTTTTAAGTACCGGTAAATCATAGGAAATTAGGTTGTGTCCAATTAACTGGACAGCGTTCTCCATCAGAGTTAGGCAGTCTTTCACTGTCTCTCCGTGGAATGTATGTACCTCACTACTATCAATATTTCTCAGCACCACACAGTGAACGGTAGTGACATCATCAAGTAGGTTGTCTGTCTCAATATCTAAGATATATTTCATTGCCCTGTC